GCTTACTGGACCTGCGACATTTTCTGGGCCTAGTCCTTCTTCAGGTGGCGCATTCATTTCATCTGCTGTTTTTTGATCAGATTCTAAGTCGCCTACACTGACACCAATGCTTCTAAGGTCACTACCTTTAGGCTCATCAATAACATCTTTCTGATTTTCTTCACGCCATAATTTTTCATTTTTGGCAATTTCTTCTTCAGTCAAGCCTAAAAATCTTTCCATTGCAAAACGTTTACTAATATAAGGATATTGTTCAACTGCTGTAAATGTGTTTACACGAGCAGTGTCCATTTCTGATTGACGATAGCTAGCAAAGTTTTGTGGTGGATTAAATGTAAGTTGAAATAAACCGCTATCAATATTAAAGCCTCTCCAACGTAAGAATAGTTTAAATTCTTCGTCTAATTTAAGAGCCATGTAATTCTGTAAACGTTCACAATATTGATTGAAACGAAATTCTTGAATCATTGCTGTGCCAACACGACCATCGTTCATTGGGGTAGTATTGTCATCTGGGCCTGTTGGTAAATAACTACTTGGAACACGTAAGCCACGTGCTAATCTATTATTAAAGTATTTTAAGTCATCGATTTCACCAAGATTTTGACCACCTGCTAATAACTCAACACTGCTTCCTTTACCGTCACTTGTAACAGGAAAGAAGTAATCTTCGTTCATACTTAATGGATTATAGCTTGCGTCAACAATACTTGGACCACCATAAAGACTTGGAATACGTCTTTGGTGAATTTCGTTTTTAACACGTTCTACGAATGCCATGGCCATGTGACTTGGCATGTTACCTACATCAATTTTAAATACTCTACGTTCTGGAGCACGTTGTACACGATAGATAAGAACCGCGTCTTCAAGTAATTCTTTCTGTTTGTAGACTTTAAAAATGTTTTCTAAAATACTTTGACCAAATGGCCAGAATCTGTCAAGACCTTCTGTTAAACTTAAGTGTACAATATGTTTTGCGTCAATTGAACTTTCACTTTGACCCAATGTAAAACGGCTACCACTTGTATTATATGGCATAGCTGGAACAGTATATGGTGTGTTTGTACCGCCACCACTGCCACCTAAGCCTGTTGCTGGGTTTGCAGCAAAGTCTGTGTTTGTTTTTTGTGCTACTGTTAAATCTTGTAAGTTGATGTTGAGGTCTTTGATTACATACTGTTCAGGCTTTTTACCTTCACTTTCGTTAACAATAACTTTAATAACTTTAACCATATCGACCCAATATAACTTAAAGTTTTCTGGGTCACGAACAAAGACTTGATCTCCGTATTTAACAACGTTACGGAAAATTTTGAATACTCTAGTGTCAAATTCGTTTAATTTGCACCATTGTTGTAATTGTGTTTTCAACAATTCAACTTCATGATTAGTTGGCTCATCTTTAAATTCAATGTTAAATGGTGTTTTATTATGTTCGTTTTTCTGTGTACTAAATTCTGCTAAAATATCTAAACACGCATTAATTTCAGCATCAACGTCCATCATTTCATATTGGTTATAACGTTCAATACGATTAGGATGTCCTGTATAGACTTCAGGAAGTCTACTCATATAATTCTTATAACCAAACTCTGTGTTATTCCATCCACCAGTACTTGAGCCATTTTGTCCTGGCGAACTATTCCATGCGCCGGTATTACTATTAATACCAGAGATAGGGCTTGATACACCCGATTTGTTTAAAAATTTCTTTTTGTATGCCATTGAAGTATTTAGTCTATTAGTTTAGTGTGCGTACTTTACTAATTTACCTTGTAATGTGTTGCTCTTATCTAAATGATCAATCATTCTATCTAATTTAGTTCCCATAGTGTTTACCAAATCTTTATTTGTGTTGACAAGTTCTTGTATAACTTTGCTCATATCAGGTGAAGCAGTCATATTACCTGTTGTTTTTGATATAGGTTCGCTTGCAGCCGCTGCAGGGTGTTTAAATTCAACTGGTATTGCTCTACCGCCTGGTAATGGTACGATAGCTTCACGACCTGCCTCACCTGCAATACTTACACCATTGGTGATACCGCCCATTGCCATTTTTGGTAGATTACCGCCACCGTTACGTTTTTCATTGATTAATTTTGAAAGATATGGGCTGTCATTTGGTAAACTGCGATATGTATAATCACTACCCCAACCCACCAATTGATTATGTGAAGTATCTAAGTGTATGTGTGGTCCACCTGGTGCTCTAAATTCCGCACCTAATCCTGTAAATCCTAAACCTATTGCAGTTGAAAATAACGTATTTCTTTCAGCATCACTTAAATTGTTAGAAGCAAGACCTAAGTCAATAGCAGAGCCATCACCGTGATTTGCTACACCAGGTCTAACGCCACTTGTAACAATTAATTTTTTACCTAATACGTTTTCTAATTGTTGCTTTTTACTTAATACGTCAGGTTTAACTCCTGCTTCTGTACCAGTTTGATTTCTACCTGACGGATCTGCTGCTGGTGATCCAGGTGGCGCATAAGGAATTGTAGGTGTTCCGGGGAAACCTCGAGGAATCATACCTCCAGAAGGACCAAACCCGTTAATACCCCTACCAACTCCAGGCATGTTAGGCATTACAGGTGGAGCAACATTTGGATTTAAATCATAATCACCTTCTAGTGTTGTATCTTGTTCTAAATCATCTGATAATTTAGATATACTTTCAGTTAACTTTTGCAATGTAGTTAACATAGATGCAGCCTGTACACCTTGACCAGGTACTGCTTTTGCTGTAGAACCTTCTGATTTTACACCTTCAAGATGTAAGGTAGATACATTCATAGTATTAACATTCATGGTGGCAATCATTTCAGATAGTTTATTTGCTGTTGTAGACGTACCTTCTGGTTTTGCACCAGTAACGGCGTTGTTACCACCAAAGAAATTATAAAGACCTTTACTTACAGACTTAGTATCAGCTAATCCAAACGTTAAACCACTTATTACAGAACCTGCACCGGCTGCAAATTTTTGACCCGTAGTAGCAGTTTCCCCTTTTTTCAAGCCCATTATATCTTCAGCGTGTGTGGCGCCTTCATATGCCTCATATGCAGAAGTAAGCAATGCTAATGGTAATGCAGCTTTTCCTGCTAATCTTCCTGCTCCTTTTAATAAACCACCAAAACGACCTAATTTTCCAAACATTCCTGCAGCTTTAGCACCAATTCCCGCTGCACCCAATCCTTCTGCTGCTGTAGCTGCACCACCTAAGCCTTCTGCCGCTTTGGCTGCACCACCTAAGCCTTCTGCCGCTTTGGCTGCGCCACCTAAGGCTTCTGCGCCTTCCGCTGCTTTGGCAGCTCCACCTAAAGCTTCTGCACCCTCTGCAGCGGCTCCGCCACCGCCACCTTTGCCTAGTTTACCTAAATTACCCAATACATCTTGTAATGCGTTGGCTCCTTTTAATCTACTAGCAGCTACTGCTAGTGCAAGACCGGCTATAGCAGCAGTTAAAGCATAAATTGCTAATCTGTGTTTATCTAAAAAGGTACCTAAGGATAATGAAGCTTTTTGTAAATTAACCGCTGATTCTAATAACGGATCTCTTGCAGCTTCACCTGATTTAGGTGCAGATGTACCTATATTGGCTGTACCACCTTGCGCAAGTTTCTTAGCTGCTTCTTCTTGTTGTTTCTTAACTACTTCTGGGCTATTTGCAATAGCTTGTGCTACTACCTGACCAGCAGCATCAATACCATATTGTGCTTGTGTACCTTCACTAGCAGATATTAATGCCTGTCCTGTTTTTGATGAAAAGAATTCTCGTTGACTGTTTGTGAACTGCTCCAAAAACTGTTGTTGATTCATGTTGCCGGATCTAACATCAGCAACCATTTTATCTATGCCAGGTACTTGCAATCTTAATTGTGCCGCACCAGCACCAAAGATTTGTCCTGAAGCCATGGCTCTTTGTAGTGTAGCCAATTGTTGAGGATTGATTTTATCTTTTACTACAGAAATCGCACCAGTTAAAGCATCGTCATGATCACGTATTGCTTTAGCTTGCGACATTAATCTTGCTTTTTCAGCTTGATTTGTAGTAGCCTGAGCTTGTGCTTCTAAGTCACGTGCTTTTTTGTCTTGCCCTGCAAAATATAATTGTAAAGATGCATTGGCAGCAGCAGCTTCCATTGATTTTTTTTGTTCTTCTACTGACTTGCCTGTCATATTAGCAAGCTGTATTAAATTATCTAAGTATGAATTTGATGCATCTCTTAATGCTTTAACAGGATCTGCTGCGCCTTTAGTAATGGATTCTAATGAATGTCCAGTTTTACCCAGAGTATCAATAAGATCCGCTTGCATTTGATTGTATTCATCTGGGTTGAATCCCAATCTTCTATATTTGTCAACGGCTTCTTGTTGTTCTTTATTTGTTCGGTCTGTAAGTTTAGCAAATGCTTTAATACCACCATCTACTGAACCGCCCAATTGCGTAAGTCTTGGACCTAATGTGCTAAGAGTTTTAGTGAATTCGCCTAATTGTGCAGTTGTATAACCTGATTTTGCCCCTAGGTCTGTAAGTTGCTGTGTGGTAATACTAGCACCAGAACCCATTTTAGCAATACTATCATATGCATCAATTTGTCGTTGTTTCATTTCAACAAATGATGTTGCTAACTTAGTAAATATACCTACTGTTGCGCCTACGGCTACACCTAATGGACCAAATTGTTTGCCCAATGCCATAGCTGCATCACCTGCAGCATCTAAAGCACCGTTCCATTTTGTGAATGTTCTTGCCGAATTATCTAACGCAGAAGTAAAAGTTTTGGTCGCGTTTACTGTTCCACTTGCAAGAGTGTTAAGTGCCTCGGATTGTTTCTTTAAATAATCAATGTTTTCCTGAAGTGCTTTTTTACGCGCCTCTAAGGCTTCAGCTTCAGCTTTTTCTGCTTTGGTGGTTTGGTCAATAGAAGGTATTAACTTTTTAATCAACGCATCAGCAAGTTTATTTGCGGCGTCAGTTTCTCTTTGTTTGGCTTCTATGTTTTCTTGATTATTTTCGTCCACTTTTTTACCCACTAAATATATTAAGTATTTAGTTACCAAAAAACTACTCATTTATAACACAAGGAACAATGTATGAGTTCAAACCCTCTTAAACAGTATTTTAGAAGACCTGCACTTTATATTAAACTACCTAGCAATGGGCAAGGATATGCACAGGGAGACATAGAAATGACTGAAACAGGAGATTTACCTGTATTTCCAATGACTGCAATTGACGAAATCACAGTTAGAACCCCTGATGCATTGTTTAACGGAACCGCAGTAGTAGAATTAATTAAAAGCTGTGTGCCTAATATTAAAAACCCTTGGGCTGTGTCTAGTATTGATCTAGAGGCTTTATTTGTTGCTATTAAATCTGCTTCACAGGGTAGTGAAATAGAAATGGAAAGTGAATGTCCTGCATGTAAAGAAACGGGGAAATATGGAGTAAATTTAACTGCTATGCTAATGGGGTTAAAATCAGGAGATTATTCTGTTGAATTAAACATTGACGAATTATATTTTAAATTTAGACCATTAACTTTCAAAGAAATGAATGATGTTTCTATGACACAGTTTAATATACAACAAAAATTAACTGCTAATAGTAATGATTCTGCTGAAGAAGCTGCTAGAAAAAATCAAGAAGCTGTTAAAAAAGTTACAGAATTAAGTATGGAACTAATTGCTGGATCAATAGAATATATTAAAACTCCAGTTGGAGTGGTAAAAGAAAAAGAATATTTTTCAGAATACTTAAAGAATTGTGATAAAAATGCTTTTGCCAAAATCAGAGACTATGTAACTGAGTTAAAAGAAAAATCAGAAAGTCCCCCACTACCTATCACTTGCGTAAACTGTCAACACCCATACGAAACTAAATTTACGTTGAACATTACCGATTTTTTCGGTTAAGGCTTCTTAATATGGCCCCAGAGGCTATTAAGAAGCTTATAGACGGATACGAAAAAGAAGTTAATAGCATTAAACATAACGCATTAGTTATGGCTTGGTATATGCGTGGCGGTGTGTCCTATATAGATATTTTAAATATGTCCACACCAGAAAGAGAATCTATTAATAAAATCATTGAAGATAATTTGGAAACTACCAAGAAATCTCAAATGCCGTTCTTTTAGAGTTGTACTACGTACAACTGATACCTCATTCACTTCGTTCATTCGGTATCTATTTTTATTCTATGGGATACTACTGCTGCTTTGAGCCATGGTAGTGCTATACAGCACTACCACAAAAAAAGACTGCTTGCCCCTCGCATGATGTTTATTCCCCGTATAACTAGCCGTCTATGCTGTTATACGCTACCGGTTGCTCTGTAAAGTTTAATGGGATTGTAGTTGAGTTGACCTCAGCAACGCATATTCTATAGCATCAAAACATAATATCTATAGACTTATTCAGGGTTCGCTTAACCTAACGATTGCCCTGTCGGTGTTCCGTGTTAACTAATTAACACGCTCTCTCCAGAATCCGCAGGCGACTGGCTTCCCAGGCTTGCTCAAGGAGGATCAGGCTTCCCTGATCAGACTAATTGTTGTGAATTTGTACTGACTGTTAAGTACGGTGAGTTAGTTGACGTGGTGTCTGTTGCGCCTGAATATGCTGCAAAAATATCTTTGTTAAACTTAAAAAAATTGTCAAATTCTAAAATAATCCAATCTTTATGTTTAGCACTAGTATAATATAAAAAGTGGTCTGTGACCCAAGTATATTTACTCTGTACTACTACAAAACGTCCTTTACGATTGAATTTCATGAAAAGTACGCTAAGATCATCTGGTTCTGCTACTTCCATCATTTGATCTAACCAGCCATCAAGAACTTTGCATTCTCCTGCTAGTACTAGATGAAATGGGAAATCAGCATAGCTTTTGCACTCTGTATTCAATTTTGAAAAGCTTTGACCGGGGATAATATCTCCCTTAAAGCTACGCACTTGTCCTTCGTGTAGTACTTGTTTTCTTTCTTTATTTTTACCGCCTATATAGGCGCCTGAATTAGGTACACGAATAAAAGATTCTCCATAAAGGTCTGATAGAAATCTTGCGACTTCTCTTTCGAACCCTGAACCTTTTGCTTTACTTGGACTTGGCATGATACTAATTATGTTAAAATTTTATGTCAAAAAAATTTTATACAAACTCCCTAGATGAACTATATGTTGTAAATCCATTTTCTTTTACAACTTTTAATACACTTGGTACACGACCTGCTAGTTCTTCTCTGTGACTGACTAGCCAAATACTCTTACTGCGTCTGCGACTCATATCTTTTAATATAGCCATGCTATTTTCAACGCCTATAGTATCAAGACCGCTGTCAATTAATTCGTCAATGAATAATGTATTGATTGGGAAGTATAAGTTTTCCCAAACATCTCTAAACGCAAATGATAAACCTAAAATTAAACGATTGCGTTCACCACGACTTAAGTTGTCAAAGTCAAGTTCACGACCTAATTCTGTAATTTCAACTTGCAAATCGTTTTGGAACACTACTTGATGAGGCAATCCTATTTTATCTAAGTAATGAGTTAATCTTGCATTTAAATAACTAAGGTTTTGATCAATAATCTTTTTACGAACAAAACTATCTTTATTGGTTAATAAATTTAAAATCAGTGTTTGATGTTCTAATAATTTAGATAACTTATTAATAGTATCAAAACTAACTGTTTGTAATGCCTGACTTTCCATTTCACTGATTTGTTCAATATATGGATCAGTTTCTTCACTTTTAGTTTCAATTTGTTTTAATATGTTACTGATTTGACTGCTGTGCATTACTGCCTCAGCCTCAGTATCATAATGAGTTTTAGGTATACGACCTAACACACCCAAGTTTTCTAATGTAGTGTTATGTTCTGTTAATTGAGTTTTGGTTGTTTCAGCTTGTGCTAACGCTTCTTCCAATGCTTTTTCTTTTTCAGACAAAACATCATTATGTTTTTCATCATGGAACTCTTGCCCACAAGCATAACATGTGTGATTTTTTAAATCTTCAATTTCTTTTGATAGTTTGGCAATAGATTTAACTTCTTTGGTCTGATCTGTTTCACAACGTGTAATTAATTTCTTTAAATCATTAATTTTCTTTTGTTTTTCGTTATAATCAGCCAAATCTTTATGTGCTTGTAACTCATCATCAATATTGATTTTATTTAAATCATCATATACCAATGCAAGTTTAGCTAAATCTTCATTGTGTTTCTTTTGCCATAACGCACTTCTGCGTTTAGTAGCATCAATTTGTTCTTGTACACGTTTGTTTGCTTCTTCAATAGCCTTGATATTCATTTCTTCTTGTTGAATATCATCTTTGGTTCTTTTAATTTTATCTTTTAATAGATCAGCCTTTTCACTTAACAAGGTAATGCCAAGCAATTGTTCAATAACATTGCGCTGATCATTAGCTTTCATAGCTAAAAATGGTTCACTATATGTATTAAGAGCAACAGTGTGTTTAAACATATCAAGTGTCATACCAATTGCTTTTTCGATATGATCTTGTGTTTCTCTGTTTTCACCTTGCGCATCATCTGTAATTTCTTGTAAATTATTGTTTACATAAAATTTTAATATGTTTGGTTTACGTCCGCGTTCAATTTTATATTCAATACCATTTGCACTGAATTCCAATGTCACTAACATGGCTTTACTATTTGTGCGGTTGATTAAATTATCTTTGCGAATACTATTGATTGGTGTGCCAAACAATGCATAACTCAACCCTTGAATAAGAGTTGTTTTACCTGTACCGTTTCTTGCGCCATCACCACCTAAGTCTAAATTTTCTCCTAGAATAAGTGTTAGTTCTTTGGTATCAAAGTTTACTGCTTGTGTAACATTTCCTATTGAAAGGAAATTTCTTAATGTAATATTTTTTAGTATAATCATCGTTTTAGTGTTCTGAAAAAATCACTTTTGGCTAAATTTTCAGCTTTTAATGTTCTTTCAATTATTCCTTCTATTTTTAATTTGGCGCTAATAAGTGTTCTCTGTTCTCTTAAACTACCAACATAAGGATGCACTTTTGTTATTTCAGTTAATGCAATACCCAAATGTTTATTGATTTTAATCAACGACTCTAAATCCCTATATTGTCTTGGCTTCATAGATTATTATAAATTTCTAATAATAATTTAACATCAAATTCTTTGCTTTCTATATTACTAATTTGATCTAATATTATCTTATCTACACTTTCAAATTTCAACTCACCTGGAGCTAAATCTTGTGCATGTTGTTCTGATTTGATTGGAATTAATACCATTTCACGTAATTGATGTTCTGGAATAAATTTTTCTCTTAAAAAGTTAGCTTCTTCATAGGTAATTTCATAATCTAAATGTACTCTGATACTAGAGCGGGGTAACAATAATCCATCTGGGTTTTCTAATATATCACTTAACTTGTAGACACGAAACACAGGTTGATTAGGCCAGGGATAAAACTCAGGATCACTACCCCACTCTAGTATCATCATACCTCTTTGATCATCACCTGCATCGGCATAGCTATGTGGGAAAGCATTGCCAATGTACCAAACATTTTTCTTACTTTGTCGCTTGTGAAAATGCCCACTGAATACTTTTTCAAAGTTTTTCAATTGATCAGCGTTAATTTCACCGTGATCGGGCATTTCTACCATAGCATTCATGTAGAAATTAGGCAACTCAAAATGCCCAAACAAATATTTGTTTTCTAACTTTCTTAACTTTTTATAATCTTCCCCAACTAACCAAGGCGCAATAGTTACATCGCCCTCATTGAAAAAATCATTTACAATAGTAATGTTAGGTAAATGTTTAGCCCACTCAACACTATGTATATCACGTTTGTCTCTATAGTATAGATCATGATTGCCGGGAATGAAATAAACATGGTCAAAGCTAGCACTAAGTTTTTCTAATGCTTTTAAACCATATTGCAATGTCTGTATGTTAATACTAGCACGATGATGATTGTAATCACCTAAAAAGAAACATGTTTCGCAACCTTCTTCTTTGGCTTTGGAAATAAACCAGTCAACAAAGTCACTGCAATCATTATTGTGTTGTATTGAATTGCTTTTTAAACCAAAGTGAATATCGGTAAAGAAAGCTGCTTTTTTAAATAAATTTGCCATCAGATAATTATAATACCTTCAATTAGTTAAGATCAAGTGTTAAGGTTAAACATCATCACTTGACATTTTCATATCACGCATTTGGCGTGTATAACTTGGTGTTAAATTATTCATTTCTAGAATATCGTCACGAATGTTTTGATTACGTTTTTCGGTATTCAATACACGACAGAAACTATTGGTAATGGCTGCTGTGTAATATGCGAATGGGTTAGAACTTTTTGCTTCATTAAATCGCAATCCAACATATGTTAATTGTAATATTGCGCTACCGCGCATTTCGTCATTATATGTGTAACCGCGCCAGTTAAACTTCATGGCATATTTTTCACATAACATCATATACATACGTGCTAACTTATCTGTGATTTTGCCATGATCCTTACTAAACTCGCCAGTTTTGATTCCACCTTTCCAATGACTTTTACCAACACAGTATGGTTCACCATTTTCATCAATCTTAAAGTGTTGAAAGGGTGGGAAGTTTACTTTGACATGTACCATGTCATCTACTTCATCTTTGGTAGTGGTATCTTCTAAATCAGCAAATAAGTTTTCTTCACTGTCATTATCATCAAAATCGATAATATCTTTTGCTGTTTTCTTTTTAACTACTTTTCTTGGTTGTTTAGCACTGACCGGAATATGATCCCAAGTCATAACTCTGAATACTAAATCTGTAGTTGGAATATCTTTATATGTTAATTTTTCTTCTAACCCAATTGATAGTCTAGCAGCCCTAAGTTCTTTGGCTTCTTTGATTCTACTGGGTTTGCACATATACTTAAGAGCAGACTCTAAATCGGTATTGGGCGTGTCTATAATCATATCATAGACATTGTATTCTTGTTTGGTAAAGTAGCAATATGATGTTTTGCTAGCGTGAATTTCTTTTAAAATATCTTTATTGTTTAGATAATTGACTGGTTTTTTTGCGACTGACATATCTTCCTTATTGAATTTATAAAACAATGTTACACGACCTATCAACTAATGTCAATAAGTTATTGATTAAATTGGTGATTTTTTTAACGATAAATATACACAGACACTATATTTATGTTTGGAAAGTGAGAAATTAATTTATGGCAACAGGATCTTCTACAGCTTCCTCAGTTACAGGATGGACAGTTTCGGCAACTACCGACACTACCACATCCGTCACTACCTATACATTAACTAGCAATACCGGTGTTAATTATACTGTAACAGGTCAAGGAAGTATCGCATACAAGGATGTATTAGCACAGTTAAGCACTCAAGGATATAATTTTCCACTTTTGCCATCTGGTGTAAATGATGCTATACAAACAGCCGGCAAGCAATCAATTGATCAAGCAAACGCTACAGCAGCAGCCGGGGCAGAATCATCAACCGCTACCCCAGTTTCTCCAGTAACCAACCCAACCGCAAATACAGCACAGTCAACCGCAACAACAGATTCTGGTGCAAATGCCGCACCTGCATCGGGCTCAAATGCTTCTACTGTTGCTTCAACAACTACAACACCAATTACTACAACACCAACTATAACACCTGATACAGGCACAACACCAAGTGACGTCCCTGCATCATCTGATAATTTAGAACCGGTAGTAGTTACATCACAGGTTATCCCAGAGTCTGGAACAAGTCCACCAGATGTGACAACAGACGAAGATCCATTACAACCAGTGGTAGCCCCTAACACACCGATATCGGGCACAACACCTAATCCAGTTAGTCCTACACAAGATACAGCAGCCGCAACAGCTGGCGGTACAAATACATTAAGTGATGATGTACAGGCATTAAAGGCAGATGGTACTCCTAGTGGTACTTCATACAACGTTAGTAGCACGGTAGATCCTGCTACGGGTGTAGTAACTACATCAGTTACTAACCCAGGCGCAACAATTTCAGGTACTCCTGATCAAATTATTAGTAAACTAAAATCATTTGAACATCCCAATACTCCAACCTTTAATGCATTTATGGAATCATTAATTGGTAAGGTTAACAGTCAAGCAAATCAATTACTTCAACAGGTTGCACCAAAATCAGGTTCGGGAGATGGAACGGACAGTAGCCCAACAGGTGGTAGTTCAAATACTAATCAAGGCGCTACAGCTAATGCAAAAAATCAAGCAAACGCACAAGCTGCAAGCAATATGCAGCAATTGCAAGATTGGAGAGTTAGATTAGCGTTAGCACCAAATTGCGGATACTTATATCAAGCCCCAAACCCAGGTATATTGGGACCATTGGCTGCTACAAACGGTGTAATATTTCCTTATACACCGGATATTCAAATTACATATGCGGCAAACTATGAAACATTTAAGCCTGTTCATAGCAATTATACTGTATATCAATATCAAAATAGCGCAGTAGATCAAATTTCAATAAATTGCACATTTACAGCACAGGATACAAGTGAAGCGCTATATCTATTAGCAGTAATACATTTTTTTAGATCGGTTACAAAAATGTTTTATGGACAAGATCAAAATCCTAAACCTGGAACTCCACCACCGTTGTGTTATCTTTATGGTTTAGGTACATTTCAATTTAATAATCATCCTTTAGTAATTAGCAATTTTACTTATTCGCTACCTACTGATGTGGACTATATAAGAGCGGGAACTCTGACAACTCAACCAGGTGTAGGAAATAATAACAATACTTCCAAAAACAGTACTCAAAACACATCTTCGCAAAGACTTACCAGTAATGGACAAAATATTGCAACAGGTGGAGGGGTACAACCTGTTAATTTTGGGATTTCAGAATTAGGAACAACACAACCAACTTATGTACCAACAATGATGTCAATACAAATCGCAGGATATCCAATCGTTACACGAAACGATGTAAGTAATAAATTCAGTCTTGGTCCAAACAAGTCTGGTGGTGGATATGCTTCTGGCGCATTATACGCACCTAAAACAGGTCAAGGATTCTGGTAATGGCAAATCAATCAATATACCCTCCTACTAGTTCATATTACAACACTGATGTGTTTAATAATAAATTTTTAGACGTTATGACGTATCGTCCTATCCCAAGTCTAAGTTCTGACGTTTATTATGTTATACCTTTAGTCTATCAATATAGACCTGACTTATTAGCATATGACTTATATAGTGATGCACGTTTATGGTGGGTATTCGCACAAAGAAATCCAAATAGATTAGGCGCAGATCCTTATTTTAACTTTGTTGCTGGTTTGGGAATTTATGTACCATTGTTGGACACACTTAAACAAAGCCTAGGGATTTAATAAGTGACTACAATAACTAACCCGATGACAACAGCTATACCGGTTGCAAATGGTACAGCTATTACAGTTACAACATCACTTGATACTTCTACGGGAACATATACAACTACAGCATCATACCCTGCTTTAAATATCAATTATGTTGGTACCCCACAAGATGTAGTCAATCAATTAAATGATTTGGTTAATAAAGATGTAGTAACTGATGAAACTACAGCATATGCTATTGATACTGCAGTACACACAATCTTTAAACAACAAAGTGATGTAGGAAGCTTAGAAAATACACCTAACGTTGATCCAGCAACACCTCCTGTTAACACAGATACTACCACTGCCCAAACAACAGGTAACATATCAGTAACCACTACTACTACCACAGGTGGCGGTTCTACAGTACGAAAACAAAATTCTGATGGTACTATAACAACAACTGTGACTCCAGGACAAAATAGCACAGTAACAACTACAACTACAGATCAAGCTAATCCTCAACTTGGACCTCAGCCAACACCTGCTATTAATACACCTAATCAAACAGTTACACCGGGTATACAAACAACACAAAACAACGTCCCAACAATTAGTGGTAGTGGGGACGATGACTCAACGCCCAAAAACAATCCTGCACAAGGTCAGCAAGCACCGCAAAACGTAAACACAACTAATGCCAATCCTGCTACAGGCGCAGCAAACGCCACATCACCTGATAGTTCAAGTGCTGGACCACAGCCCCCTTCAGCGGGTAGTTCAACATCAAATGATGCTAATAATCCTGGAGGAAGACCAGGCGACACTGGTAGCACTGGTGGAGGACCTGCAGCCCCTGGAGCTAGACTATCTAATCCATTATCTGTATTAGCAAGTTATAATTATATTATAAGTTTGTATGTATGTACTCCATCAGCATATGATGCATGGGTTAAAGCGGGAAGAACAGATATCACTGCATTTGCAACTGCACAGCCTGGGCAACCTAACAAAGGTGTATATTTAATATGTCAAAGTGGTGGCATCAACAACTCAACTGTGCCAAGAGCAACTGGATTTGAATTAGATTATTATATTGATAATGTTAAATTTACAACATTAATATCGCCTAAAGAAACAGGCGGAGATACTTACACACAAGACTTAACATTTGAAATCATTGAACCATATGGTTTTAGTTTTATTACTAATTTAACTAATGCTGTAAACGCAATATATGCAGATCCAACTACACCTGCTTTAGGAGATTCTAATAAAGATAAACCAGAAAGCCCATTAAGAGGCTTGTTTATATTAGGAATAAAATTTTTAGGTTGGAACTTAGACGGTACAGTAGCTACTGGTCAAGAAAAATTCGGTAATGGTGTATTAGATGCTAATGGTACTCCAAATGGATTGTTTCAACAATATTATGATTTTAGAATAAATGATTTATCATTTAAGTTAGATGGTAGACCAGTAACTTATAACATTGCAGGAACTGTGTTATCAGCAGGTGAAGCAATGGGTACCAAAAGAGGTACATTAGAAACTAAAATTGATATTCAGGGCGGAACTGTAGACGATGCATTACAAAGTGTTATTAAGCAATTAAATGATATTGATAAAAATTTAGTTGCTAATAAATCAGCAAAACTTGCAAACACATATAAAATAGAATATCTAGGCGATGCAAATACTGACATTAAAAAGGCATTGATTGTAAGCCCTTCACAGTTAGATAAATCAAGATTACCTAATGCAAATATTAAAAAACCTAGTGACATCAATGATGCCACAGCGCAAAAAGCATTACCTAATTATACTCAAAGAACAATATCTATTGCTGCTGGACAAAACATAGCAGCAGCTACTAGTCAAATTATAGCACAAAGTGAGTACATATTAAAAGCATTAAAAGTGGTACAAGATTCATCAGTAGACCCAAATAGTAATGGTTCACAGCCAGCAACAACTAATCCTAATCCATTAAAGATAGCATGGTACAATATTAATCCTAGATTAGAACATCCGCAATGGGATAGTATTAGAGGCGATTGGGTATATGTTATAACATATGTAATTCAAAAGTATGAAACCCCTGCTGTACAAGCTCCTACTGCTGGCACTAATAATACTAGCGATTATCCTGGCGCTTATAAATTATATAACTATTGGTTCACTGGTCAAAATACTGAAGTATTAAGTCTTAGCTTTCAATTCAATAATTTATACTTTCAATCAGTAGCGGGTTTACCGCCAGGGCAAACATCATCAGCTTCTAAAGGTAATAATGCACCTGTAGCACCTGCTAAACGAACAGGACAAAACCCTCAAGGTGGCATAGGAACAAATATGGAATCTCCTAATAGTTATCGTAGCTTTTTAGGAGATCCAGGTGCATACAATGAAGTTAAATTGAATATGATAGGTGATCCAGACTGGTTAGTGGTAGTAACACCACCTATATCAACTGTATATAATAAGTATTACGGTAGTGATGGTAGAACAATAAATCCAGGTAGTGGTCAAGTATTTGTTGAAGTTAATCTTGTAGAAGCAATAGATTATAATAATACAACTGGTTTATTAGATTTAAACAACAGTATATATTTTGGAGAACTACCAAAAGATGTTGCCGCAAAAGTAAAAGGAATTCCATTTTGGGTTCAACAAGTTAACAGTGAATTTAGAAATGGAAAATTTACACAAACATTAGAACTAAACGGGGCAACATGGCCTATAACTAATGCAGCCAACACAGCAGACAATAATAGAAACTCTGATCCTTCTAGTTCTGCTAGCCAATCAGGTCCAACTAAAGGTAACAGTTCAAGTTCACCAAATAACGGATTAAAGGACCCGCCTAATATAGTAGCAGCACAGGCAAAAAATTCAGCAGCTTATGATGCGCAAATTAAAGCAGAGTATGCCGCAAGCAAAGCACAGAAAGCCGCCCCAACAGGCCCGCAATCTCAACCAGTACAAGATGATGATTCATCTCCCGGTGCAGGAACATACGGATAATTTAAGGATATTATAAATGGCAGAAGATGTATTCAAACCCGGTAAGGTAGATAAATTAACTACAATAGATGCAGGTGGTAAAGCAGCAGTAATGTCTGTGCCTGTGTTTGGTGTTGTTAAAGATAACATCGATCCAACAAGATCAGGCAGAATACGTGTGTATGTTTCAGGCATGAACTCACAACCACCTGATAATCCTGATAGCTGGAGTACTGTTTCATTTTTAAGTCCATATTTTGGTAGTGTTGCAGGTGATGCAGGCAATACAGGATATGGATCATATGTAGGAAATCCAAGTTCGTATGGTATGTGGTTTGCACCACCTGACATTGGCACTACAGTAATATGTGTATTCGTAAATGGTGATCCTAACTATGGTTTTTATATAGGTGCAGTACCTAACCCCGATGCATTACAAATGGTACCTGCTATTGGTGCAGTTGATAATATTGTTCCTAACGATGGCGAAGCACAAAGTTATGGTGGCGCAACTAGACTTCCTGTAACTAACATAAACTCTAATAATTCAGGTATATCAGATAGTGCTGATTATTTGACAGCACCAAAACCAGTACATAGTTATAGTGCTGCTATAATGATGCAACAGGGTACGTTGCGTGATCCTATTCGCGGACCTATATCAAGTAGCGCACAACGTGAAACTCCTAGTAGAGTGGGTTGGGGCGTAAGTACTCCGGGTAGACCAATATATCAAGGTGGTTTTGATGACACAACTATTGCAAGTAATTTAGATAACGCACAAGGTCAACAATTACAAGTTATATCACGCAGAGGTGGTCACTCTATTGTTATGGATGACGGTGATCTAATAGGCAGAGACCAATTAGTAAGAATTAGATCAGCAGGTGGACATCAGATTACTATGAGTGACGATGGGCAAACATTGCTTATACTTCACGCAAATGGTCAATCATATATTGAATTAGGTAAAGAAGGTACAGTTGATATCTATTCAACTAACTCGTTTAATGTAAGAACACAAGGTGATTTAAATTTACACGCAGATAATAATATCAATATCAACGCAGCAAAAAATTTAAACATCCAAGCCAATACAATGAATTTAAATTCTGAAACAACATATAATCAACGTGTTGGCAGTGATTATACATTTAGCGCAGGCGGCAAATTTACCGTATTGGCAGGTGGTGCATTGAGTTTAGCCTCGGGTGGCGACGCATCATTGGCGTCAGGTGCAATTGCTTATATAAATGGTAGTAAAGTAAACTTAAACACAGGACAAACTGGTACTACTCCGCAGGCCGTATCTAATATACCATTAGTAGCACAAACTGATACATTACACGATGCTACAAAAGGATTTATTGCTGCACCGGCAAAACTACTAACAATTGTAAGTCGTGCACCGGCTCATATACCATGGGCTAACGCAGGTCAAGGTGTAGACGTAGAAGTAGACTTAAGTGCGTCAACACAATTACCAGCAGAACCGTCACCCGCAGTTGCTAATACAAATCAAATTGCAGCATCTAGTGGAACAGGTACAGATAGTGGTAGCCCAGACGCTTCAAATAGTAGCCCATCAGCCACTGACACTAACGCAGGAACAGGCGGGGCAGCAGGAGCAAATGGTAATCCAGGACAAGCAGGATCATCAACTGATACAAGTGGCGCACCTGTAACTAATAATGCAGCAACAAGTCCAGTAACTGCGGCAACAATAGCTGCACAACCTCCAGTACCTGCTGTTAGTACTTCAATTGACAAACCTGCTACAGCAGCGTTGTTGGGTACAATGCAACAAACAGTAGCAAGCAATCCTAGCACGGCAGCTGCCGCAACAACAGGTACAGCAATCGCACCTGACAGTACAGGCACACCTGTAGCTGTTGTTGGACAATATGGTTTAACACCAACTCAAATGGAATCAGCAGGCGTGTTAAAACCTGGTTCAGCGTCATTAGTAAATTCAGCAGTAGCAAGTGGGTCAAGTGTACAAGCAGCTATGCCTCCAAATCTGTTTACAAACTCAAATGGTATAAACAGCTTAAATGCATTTGTAAATAATCCTAATGCTCAAGCAAATGTAGCTGTAGCAACATTACAACAATCACAAACACAGTTGACCAACGCAGGTGTAATTACTGGTGCAGAACATTCAACACAAATTTCTGGATTAGTACTATCTGGCGCAACTGTAGGTGTACCTCAAACAATCAGTGCAGTAAATTCAGTAAACAGTGTGACTCCTGCATTAGCATCAGCAACAGGATCTGTCGCTACTACCGCACCATCAGGATTAGGTTTAGCCTCACCATCAACTGCTTTGGCATCTGTAGGTGGAGCAGCAACTACTACCGCTGCAGGAACAGTATCAAGTTTTGCAGGTGGCGTATCAAGCAGTCAAATACCAAATGTAACTGGTATAACTAATGGATTAGGAAGCGCAGCAGGATCAATAACAGCAACTGGATCAGGTTCTATTAATTCACTAGCAGGGGGAGCAGTAAGTTCTGCTACTAAGGCTATATCAGGAGCTAGCAGTTCTGCATTATCTGCGATTAGCAAAGGTAACTTTGCAGCAGGATTGTCTGGTGTATCTGTGTCAAGTTTAAGTTCTATAACATCATCAGTTAGCGCATTAGCTAAAATTCCAAGCTTGTCAAACTTGTCACTGTCTACTCAAGGTGCATCAGCATCAGCGTTTAAAGCTATTGCAAGTAGTTTTGTTGCTATGAAAGCCGGAGTACCTCAAAATCTTACAACATTAGCTAAAGCAGCCGCAATTAAAACCGCTGCTGCTTCAGTATCGGGCGGATCAGTAAGTGCGGCCGCACAAGGAGCACTTGGCAGTGTTATAGGTAGTGCTATAGGAAGCACAATTGGTGGTTTGGGAACTAAATCTCCTTTAGCCGCAGTAGGTGCTTCATCAACAACAATAAAAAGTAGTTTATCAAGTTCAGTTGTTACAAATGCAGTAAATGGAACTAAAGCATTGACAAGTTCAGGGGCAGCATCATTAGTTTCAAGTGTATCAAACACAAACACACTTCCTACTGTTGGTGGATTTGCAAGCACATCGTCATTATCAACTACAGCATCAGGCTTACAACAAGCTGCTCAATCAGCAGGTGCAGGAGCATTACAAAATACTGTATCAGCAACAGCTAGCGGTGTAAGTTTATTACCAGGTGGTACAAATACAATTGCATCTGTAGTAAACAAAACAGGCAGTTCAGTTTCGTCAGTTCCTGGATTAAGTTCAGTAACTAATTTGGCTCAAAACGCATCAAGCAGCGCATTAAACAATATTGTTCCAAGTGCCAGTAGTTTAGGTAGTAGTTTAGCAGGTGGTGTAGCATCATTATCTAAAGGACTACCAAGCGTTTCAAGCGTAATTAATCAAGCAGGTGGTAGCTTAACAGCATTAGCTGGATTAGGATTATCATCAGGGGCATTATCACAATTACAAGGTTCTATATCATCACTGGCATCAGGTGGCGCAAGCCCAGTTAAATTGCCAACTGTGGGTGTTAATACTACTAATCGTAGTGAAATTACAGCAGGAATTACTAACGTTTTAGGTAATCCTAAGATTCCAGCTCCAAACTTCTTAGGAACAATATCACCTCAAGCTACTGCGGCAGCAGATGCACAAAAGCAAGCCCAAAAGGTCGCACAAGATAAACAAAATTATATAGACAATTATATAAAAAATACACTTCAACCTGCAATTGATGCATATCAAAATGCAAAACAAACACTTCCACAAGGAGATCCTGGAATAGAGTCTGCAAAGCAAGCATGGATTGCTGCTAGCAGCGATCCTACATTTATACAATATCAAAAGGATCTTGGTTATACTTCAACAGATGGAAGTTTGACTTTATGGTAAATTTCAGATCATTAGGGAGATAAATATTTTTATGCCTACATATATTGGATATTCATCATTACAAGCTAATCAACCTAGAAGCACCAACTCAAATGGTCCTGCTGGAAACAGTTCCAACGGCATAACCAATCCAGTAAGTTATGGCGACAAATTTAAATCAGTAGATGAGCAATTAGTTATCAGAGACTTTTTAAATGCTATCAATATACCTTTAGGACAAAAAGTAGGTCAACCTCAATATGGTACAACACTTTGGTCATTTATTTTTGAGCCAAATACAGCAGATACACAGTTTCAATTAGAAGATGAATTAAAAAGAATAGTAGGGCTTGATCCTAGACTTCAATTAGGTTCAATTCAAGTGTATCCTCAAGAAAATGGAATACTTTTACAACTTCAAGTAGCAGTAAATCCCTTTAATAATCCTGCCGTAATCAGTGTTTTCTTTAACCCAGCCAACAATACAGCAGTACTTCAATAACCTTTAAAAGTAGCATTTTTTGTATTGATAAATAATACAAACGGTAATAATTATGGCTGTAACAAGTAATAGACAAAGTAATCTTTTTGGTATAAATTATTGGCAACAAATATACCAAACCTACGCCGGTGCAGATTTCACCAGCTATAACTATGAAACATTACGTAAAAGTTTCATAGACTATCTACAAATATATTACCCAGAAACATTCAATGACTATATTGAAAGCAGTGAGTTTATCGCATTGCTTGACGTTATGGCGTTCATGGGTCAGGGTCTAGCATTTCGCAACGACTTAAACGCACGTGAAAACTTTATTGACACAGCAGAACGTAGAGACAGCGTAGTCAAATTAGCTAATTTGGTTAGCTATACCCCACAACGTAACTTAGCTGGTCAAGGTTATTTAAAAGTAATCAGTATACAAACAACACAAAACATTACTGATATCAATGGATTAAATCTAAGTAATGTACCTATTTTATGGAATGATCCTGCTAACCCAAGTTGGCAAGATCAATTTAACACAATTATCAATGCTACATTGATAAACTCACAATTTGTAGGACGTCCTGGCAACAGTCAAGATATTTTAGGAACTACAACAAGTGAATATTCTATTAATATTCCACCACTTAGCTTACCAATTGTTCCGTTCAATGCTACAATTAACGGACAGTCATCTGCTTTTGAATTAACAAGTATGACTAGTGTGGGTGAAGATTATCTATATGAAATACCACCTGCACCAAGTGGTAAATTTAATATTTTATATCGCAATGACCAATTAGGATATGGTAGTCCAAACACAGGTTGGTTCTTTTACTTTAAACAAGGCACACTTCAAAGTTATACATTTAACTTGGCACAACAAATTGCTAACCAAGTTATTAATATTGGTAATATTCAAGGTGTTAACAACACTGACACTTGGTTATATCAATTAACTACAAATAATGCTAGTCCAGCACTTTGGAAACAAGTAGAAAATGTTTATGCTAATGCATATCTGCAATCAGTAGCAGAAGGCTCACAAAGAGCAATTTTCTCAGTAACTTCAGGATTTAACGATACAGTAAGTTATGTATTTGGTGACGGTGTATTTTCAGAAATACCAGTAGGAAACTTCTTAGCATATGTTCGTGCAGGTAATGCGTTAACATATACAATTTATCCTAGTGATATGCAAGGTATTACAATTGCATTTTCATATGTTACACGTTTAGGAACAACAGAAACATTAACAGTTACATTGGAATTACAAGAAACTGTATCAAACGCACAAGCACGTGAAACAATAGCAGACATTAAACAACGTGCACCAGCTGGTTACTATACACAAAATCGTATGGTAAACGGTCAAGACTATAATAATTTCCCATATTCATACTATAGTTCAATTATTAAGTCACAAGCAATCAATCGTAGTAGTATTGGCATCAGTAAAAATATTGACTTACTTGACAGCACAGGAAAGTATTCAAGTACCAATAGTTTTGGTAATGACGGTGCATTATATCAAGACAATACTCCAGGATTCTTAACATTAACTATTAATAGTAATAGTGATATTTTAGTATTTTTAACATCTACATTGTCAGCAGCATTGGCAAGTAACAATGCAAATCAATATTATGTACAATATTATCCTAGATACCCTATTAATGCAACAACTACACCTGGTACAATATTATGGCAAACAAGTTCAGTTGATGCTAGTAGCGAATCAGGATATTTCTATTATGTATCAGGCGATCAAAACATTCCTGTACAATTAGGTACATATTCGACAACTAATTTACAATATATAACACAAGGTGCACTGTTATATTTCACAGCACCAACTGGTTATTATTTTGATGGCAATAACAGATTGGTTGCAGGCATTCCAGGACCAACTGACATAACAGGATTTTGGACAACTGTACTAAACGTAATCGGAGACGGAAGTAATAATGGCTTAGGCAGCTTTAGTAATGGAACAGGTCCTGTAGTATTAAATGGCTATGTACCAAGCAACGCTATATTAACAACTGTTATTCCTACTTTTGGTAATTCACTACCAACAGACGTTATACAAGAAGCTACAATTAAATTACAATTACAATTAAGTTTTAGTCTTGTGTTTAACAATGCTATTCCTATTAACCAAGAACGTTGGTCAATAAGTTACTATGGTGATCCTAATGCGTTTGTGAATTTTTCAGCAACAGGCACAACAGGTGCAAATATCTATACAATAACTTATAATCAATTAACATACTATTTTGGTAGTGCAGTAGATACACGTTTTGCACCACCAAGTGGCACAATTGTTTATGACCCATTCTCTGGAAAAATATTACAAGACTTTATTAACATTTTACCAGTAAACACATTACCTAATTCGTCATATCCATTGAGTGTACCCGTAAAGGTTAACATTGTTGGACAAACAGTTGAACCAGATGGTTACACAGACGATTTCCAAGTTGAAGTTAGCGCAACTGATGTCAATGACAAACAACTTATTTTAAATCCTGACTTCTTTAATTTTGTTACAGGTTACGTACAAGGTTCTACGAACACAGGCATTTATGTATTCTTTGAAAAAATTACAGATGCTTTAAACTTAACAAGATATCAAATTATTCCTTCAACTGATGTAGCTTATATGAATCTTCCAACAGTTACACAAATTGAATTAGTAAAATATGATTATCCATTGGGTCAATTGTTCTATGCTTACAGTGATAATGTATTTTACACCACTGTACAAAATCCAAGTGTAACAACCCCAGATTATGTATTGGTAGTTCAACCACAATATTCTATTAAAACAGGTAGACAAGGATTAAGTTTCCAATACCGTCACAATAGTAATAATACTACACGCATTGATCCAACTACAACAAATATTATTGATTTGTATATCGTTACACAAAGTTATTACACACAATATCAAAATTATATTCAAGACACAACTGGTACAATACCTAAACCAAACATGCCAACTATTGATGAATTAAATCAAGATTATGGACAATTACAAGATTATAAAATGGTCAGTGATAGTTTAATACCTAATAGCGTAGTATTCAAACCATTGTTTGGACCTAAGGCTGATCCTGCTCTTCAAGCCACTATTAAAATAGTTCCTGTTGCTGGTGTAAATGCAAGTAATAGTGAAATTATTAGTTCAGTACTTTCAGCAATGAATGATTATTTTGACATAAATAATTGGAACTTCGGTGATACATTTTATTTCTCTGAATTAGCTGCGTACTTACATACAAACGTAGGTGAATATGTAAGTTCAGCAGTATTGGTTGCTAATGATCCAAATCAACCATTTGGCTCATTATATGAAATTCAATGTGCGCCGTATGAGATATTCGTTAATGCAGCTACCGCAAATAATATTGTTGTGATACCTGCATTAACACCGGCGGAATTGCAGATAGCGTTATAGGTTAAATACATACATGGCGACAAGAATAAGAACATTAGATTTTCTGCCCGAGATATTTCAAACACCCACTAACCAACAGTTTTTGAGTGCAACACTTGACCAATTAGTCAACGCACCAGATTTACAACAATTGCAAGGTTATGTAGGTAGTCGTTTTGGCTATGGCGTAAATGCTAACGATTATTATGTAACAGAACCAGATGCTACACGTACAAATTATCAATTAGACCCAGGTGTTGTATTTACAAAACCAGGTACCAATACAGCAACAGATTTTATCAGTTACCCTGGCATATTAAATTCAATTAATGTAGCAGGTGGTTTAGCAAACAATAATAGTAGATTGTTTAACAGTCAGTTTTATAGCTGGGATAGTTTTACAAATTTAGATCCATTAATTAACTTTAACCAATACTACTGGTTGCCTGAAGGACCTCCTGCTGTTACAGTATCAGCAGCCACAGTTTATTCAGCAGAAGATTATGTAGTTACAGATCAACCAATTGGTTATGAAATCACTGCATTAGGATCAGAATCAGGAAGTATTAATCCCACACTTACTTTATTAAGAGGTGGTGTATATAACTTTAATGTCAATCAACCTACACAGTTTTGGATTCAAGGCGAGCCAGGAGTTTCAGGAAAAAGTGCAACAAATCCTAATCAATCAGTTCGTCAAGTATATGGTGTAGATAACAACGGTGCTGAAACAGGTACAGTAGTATTCACCGTACCTAACGCAGACGCACAAAATCAATATATACTTCCAGGTAACAATTTAGTAAGTATTGTAAGTAATGTTCCATATGCTAACATTAATGGTCAACCTTTATCAGTTTTAGGAAACATTGATGGAGTAACATCATTAAATGGCTTAACCGTAATGTTCTATGACACAGGCGTAGTCGATGAACAAGGTTATACTTCAAGTTTTTATAAAATTACATATGTTGGTGACAGCAATAATCCTATTATTAGTTTAAGCGTTGCTGGACAAATACCAATCAATCAAAAAATTACAGCAGTATACGGTAACACATACGGCGGATTAAATTTTTACTTAGACACTTATGGTAACATAGTTGAGATACCTTATATTTCAGCACCATTAACTACTCTTTATTATCAAGATGGCACAGATCCTACAAAAGTAGGTGTAATCAATATTATTGACAATAATATTACTAATCAATTAGATGTTGAAACACAAATTTTAGGTAAAAAGAATTTTACATCATCAAATGGTGTAGTATTTACAAATGGACTTAAAGTACAATTTAATGGCGATGTTATACCAACTAGTTATTTGAGTGGCGAATATTATGTTCAAGGTGTAGGTACTGCAATTCAATTATTGCCTGTATCTGATTTTATTGTCCCAGAACCATTTACTGGCAACATTTACACGCCTTGGGATACTACAGCATGGGATATAGGCAACTATGATGATTCACTTTATATTCCTGTAACACCTGATTATATTACCATTGCCAAAGAAGCATTAAACAGAAATGCTTGGTCACGCAGTAATCGCTGGTTCCATATTGACGTAATTACAGCAACCGCACAATATAACAATGATCCAGATATCATTACTACATATGCTACACAGGCTAATAAAGCAGCAAGACCAATTATAGAATTTTACCCAAACTTACAACTATTCAATTATGGTACAGTTGGTAAAAATCCAATTGATTTTATTGATTTTAGAACAACTGATGCATTGAACGATGTAGCAGGACAACTTGTTTATTATCCAGACGTTGATGTATACACAACATACACAGCAACTATTAATCCAGCAACATCAGCAACTTCAACTACTGTTACAGTAAATGCAAGTGCAGTTACAGGTACTTTTGAAGTGGGAATGTATATTAATGATTCACAAAATATATTGCCTCAAAACAGTCAAATTACACAAATTGCAGGAACTACAACATTAACTATTACTGTAGAATGGGCAAATGCTACAACTATCCCTGCTACATCAAATGTTTCACTTATAGCAAATCCTTCAAGCAACGACAATTTTGCATTGTTCTCAGGTGCTAGAATAGTATTTGCCAATGACCCAAATCAAAATACAAAAATTTACATAGTAAGTTTTTCAACATTAACATCAGGTTCTAAACCAGTTATTACATTAAGTGAAGCACCAAATGGTGAATTAGTTGAAAATGATTTGTTAGTAGTACTCAGAGGGTATAATTATCAAGGTTATAGTTTCTATTATAATGCAATTGTTTGGATACAAGCACAACAAAAAGTAACAAACAACCAAGCTCCGTTGTTTGATGTATTTGACGCAAATGGTAACAGCTTTGGTAACCCTGCTTATTATTTAGGCACTTCATTTAAAGGTACAAAATTATTCTCATATGGTGTTGGAACTGGTGTAAAAGATGCGGTATTAGGTTTCCCATTACGCTATAGTTCAGTAAATAACATCGGCGATATAAGCTTTGACGTACCTTTCAACTCAGACACATTTACATATGTCAATAGTTCTTCTCCCGTAACTGAAAATGTAAACACAGGATTTGTTTACAATTCTACTGGATTGGAAACATATGAAAGATTATTAGGCTGGCAAACAGCAATTGGACCTAGTGTACAATATCAAGTATTTGAATATAACTATGTTAGAAATTATGTAACTCCTAACAATAGTTTCTTATTAGATGTTGCCCCAATAGCATCGGGTGTTGAGCCTTGGCCAATCTTAGAAGTATATGTAAACAACACATTACAACCATCTACAAATTACACTGTTGCAACTACAAGTGATTCAACTACTGTAACAATTAATATTCCTAATGAAATAACAAATACACTTGTACAAATTTTAATATTAAGTGATCAGGTAAGCAATTCTGCATTCTATACAATACCTATTAACTTAAGTAATAACCCATTCAATACAGATATTACCACAACAAACGTAGGTGATATTAGAAGACAATATACAAGCATCTTTAATAATTGTCCAAACACAACAGGTATAGTATTTGGTCCAAACAATTATCGTGATTTAGGTAACTTAGTACCATATGGCAATGTTATTATTCAAAACAGTGCAAGCTTAGTATTGCCTGCAACATTCTTGCGTAACTTAAATTACAACATATTTGATTCTTTAGCTTATAACAGCAAAAAATATGTTGAATATAAAAACTTGATTGTTTACACAGTCAACAGTTACCCATTTGATCAAAGATATGATCCAGCATATGTGTTGAACACAGCAATTGATCTTATCACTGCTACTAAGGACAATAGTCAATCATTCTTCTGGAGTGATATGATTCCTGCTAAAGCTCCATATGCATCTAATACATATACCTTTAACAGTAATTTACAACAAACAATTTATCCATTAACACAAACCTATAATTTTGCTACAGCAAATTACAATGGTGTGTTAGTATATTTGGCTAGAACAGTTAATGGATTAACAACAACTAAACAGTTAGTTAAAGGTCAAGAATATACAGTAAGTACAACTGCACCTTCATTAGAAATCACAATAGATTTAATTCCAGGCGACGTTGTAACTATTAACGAATACAATCAAACTTATGGATCATATGTTCCAAACACTCCTACTAAATTAGGATTGTATCCTGCATTTATTCCTGAAGTAGTATTAGACACTGGTTATCAACAACCAACATATTTTATTAAAGGTCATGATGGTTCATATAACAAGTTATATGGCGATTATATACCGGCTACAGATACACTTGTAGACTTTAGAGATCAAGCATTATTAGAATTTGAAAAACGTGTTTATAATAACCTTAAGTTAAGTAACACTATTCCAATTCAAGCATATGAAGTAACTCCAGGCTTCTTTAGAACAACAGATTACTCATATGATGAATGGTTAGAAATTTACACACCTGGTTTCTTAAATTGGGTTGGTCAAAACAGATTAAATTATCAACAACAATTCTATAATCCTAACAATCAATATACTTGGAATTATAAAGGTACTTCTAACAAAGTAGATAATACTATTATCGACATTGGTTACTGGAGAGGTGTTTATAGTTATTTCTACGACACAACAACTCCAGAGTCTACACCATGGGAAATGTTAGGCTATGCTAATGAACCAAGTTGGTGGACAGCACGCTATGGTGCTGCTCCTTATACAAGTAACAACTTAGTGTTATGGGGAGATTTAGCAGCAGGTTACGATTACAATGACGGTAATCCTAGAATTATACCTCAAGCAATACGCGATGGTTTATTAAAAGTTTTACCTGTTGATAGTCAAGGTAATTTAGTAAGCCCATTTAACAGTGTAGTTAAAAATTATTACACACCTTCATTTGATAATGACTGGGTAGTTGGCGATGACGGCCCAGTAGAATTCAGTTATAGAAGAAGCAGTAGCTGGCCATTTGATTTAATGCGCATTTTAGCATTAACTGAACCAGCAGAATTTTTCAATTTAGGTGTTTGGGTAGACAACTACAAATACAACACAGAATTTAATCAATACTTAGTAGGCGGAAGAAGTCATTTAGTTCCTAATGAAGTTCCTGTATATGGTAGTGGAACACCAGTTACAAGTTATATTAACTGGATTGTTGATTATCAAAAACAATATGGCATTGATGCTACAACAGCTATCACAACACTATTAAACAATTTAGATGTTCGTTTAGTTTACCGACTAGCAGGTTTCAGTGATCAAAACTTATTGAATTTTTATATTCAAAGTACAAATCCAAACGCCAACAATTCTTCGTTGTTGATACCAAATGAAAGCTATCAAGTATTACTTTACAGCAACCCACCATATGGTGTGTTACAATATTCAAGTGTGATTGTTCAGTTAACCGCACAAAATCAATATGCTGTACACGGTAATTCACAAAACTCAGCTTATTTTACAACATACTTGCCAAAAACAGATGGCAACAATAGTACAATAAAGATTGATAATCTATCTGTTAAGGTAGCTAATAATTATACAAACACAGAAGAAATAGTTCCTTATGGCACAGTATTTGAAACTGCTCAGGACTTGGCTCAATTCTTAATGAGTTATGGTGCTTACTTAGAAGCCAATGGTGCAACATATGAATATCAAACTAATGCAATTGCAATCAATTGGTCACAAATGGTTGCTGAGTTTTTATACTGGGCACAAACAGGATGGCAACCAGGTGCAATAACTACATTGAACCCTGCTGCTTATGAATTAACAATTGACAGAGAAAATCAAATTGTACAACCTTTAAGTGTACAAGGTGCCAACTTTGTATTAAATCAAAACTTATACCCTATTAAAAATGTAGACTTGTCTATTGTAAGAGATGGTACACACTTTAGTGTAACACCATTAAACGCAGGTGATACAATTGCTTATGGGCAATTTAACTTAAGCAACTTTGAAAATGCTTGCGTATTTGACAATTATACATTGTTTGGTGATACAATTTATGACTTGACAGTAGGATTAAGACAAAACAGAATTTATCTACGTGGTGCTAAAACTGCTGCGTGGAACGGTACATACACAGCATCAGGATTTATCATCAATCAAAATAATGTTAAACAATGGGATCCTGCTGCCAAATACACTAAAGGGCAAATTGTTCTTTATAAAAATCAATATTGGATCGCACAAGATATTGTTCAACCAAGTGCAACTTTCCAACAAAAATATTGGTTGTTGTCAAACTATAAAGAAATTCAAACAGGATTGTTGCCTAACTCAAGCACCAATTCATTAGATAGCACACGTTATTATAGTAGTGATCAAACTGCGCTTAACCCAGATGCTAACTTATTAAGTTATAGTTTGATTGGTTATAGACCAAGAGATTACAGTGCATTAGTAGATTTAACTGATGTTACACAAATTAATGTTTATCAAAACTTAATTAAAACTAAAGGTAGTACTAATGCTGTTGACGCATTTAAAGGTGCAACATTACCGCAAGGTGGAATTGATTACAATGTTTATGAAAACTGGGCAATACAAACCAGCAAATACGGTGGTGTATTAAACAATAACTTTGTACAATTCAAACTTAATGCTAGTGAATTAATGGGCAATCCTTTTATCGCAGGATTAACAAACGGTACATATACAAATGGTGTTGAACAAGAAGTTCCTTTATACTCATTATATAACTATAGTTCATTACCAACTGATCCTAACATTTTACCTACAACTGAATATGTAGAATCTACATTATTCCCAACAGCAGGTTATGTAAATCTTAATGACGTTAAGATGTCAGCATATTTCTATTCACAACTACCTACTGCTATTAACAAAAATGGTGTAATAGTTCCGTTACAGAATTTCTACGTAGGTGATTATGTTTGGTTAGCAAATTACTTGAATCAATGGAATGTCTACACTGCTATTTCTCTTGGTCCAATTGTACTTGTAAGATCAAACTTAGACAATACTAGTACTGTAACATTTACACAGGCACATGGTTTAAAACAATTTGACTTGTTTGCTATTGCGAACTTTAATAGTGCAGTTAATGGATATTACACAGTTCTTAACGTAGTAAACAACAATCAAGTTGTTATCTCATTAACGCTTACCGCAAGTCAAACACAAATAGTAGGTCAGGGTGTTGGTATGTACTTATCATCACAACGTGTTACAACACCTGCTGACATCGTAAACTTACCATTAGATAGTTCGGAGTTTGTGCCAAACACTGTTTGGACAGATATCAACACAGATGGTAGTTGGGCTGTTTATCAGAAAAATATCAACTACCAATTGCAAGAAGAAATTACTCAAGATCAAAACGTAAGTTTATCATTTGGTACTTCTGTAGTTTACAACAATGAGTTTCAAGTTTACTTGATAGGTGATCCTAACTCAAGTAAGATTTACAAATACAATTATAATGTAATCACTGGTGCATATGACTTGTTGCAGAAAATCACACAAACTGCATCATTTGGTTCTTCAATGGTCAATGAAGGATCAACATTTGTAATATCTCAACCAACAGGTACTCCAACAGTTTACATCTACGCAATTAATAATTCTATAGTATCAAATCAAATGACACCTTATCAAACAGGTATTTCTGCTCCAGGTGGAGTATCTAACTGGGGTAGTGCATTAGCATTATCAGGCGATACAAATTGGTTATATATTTCTGATACAGGACATAACAAAGTATATGTTTATAGAAAACAAAATATATTATTAGACGCAGGACATTTTACTTCAGGTGAAACATATACTATTACAAGTTTAGGAACTACAGATTTTACCGCAATTGGCGCAGTTGAAAATAAAGTTGGTATTGTCTTTGTAGCAACAGGTGCAGGGTCTGGTACAGGCACCGCAACACAATGTACATACAAATATTCAACTGTAATTGATGGTTCAGGTTTTTCATCATCAGGCGACAATTTTGGTTATTCATTAGCAACTGATTATTATGGTGATACTGTAGTGATTGGTGCTCCTGACGTAGCAAGTGGTGACATATCTAATTGGGGTTCAGCTTATGTATACGAAAGAAGTGTACAAAACCTTGTAGCACAATATACAAATACAACAGGTTATTCTACATTCCAATTAGCATGGACACCTACAACTACTAGCACTAGTGCTAGTGCTGTAACAACAGGTAGTCAAATTATATTAAACAGTGTTACAGGAATCAATGTCAATGATCCTGTAATGTTTACTGGTACAAGTTTTGGTAGTACAGGATTACAACAATATGTAGTTTACTATGTGAACAGTATTGTTGGTAGCAATATTACTATTAAAGCTTCAAGAAATAGTGCCTCAGCAATAACATTAACAAATGGATCATTGACAGCAGGTGAAGCATACATTCAGTCAGATCCATTATACGTAAGTGTTAACGGCACAACTGTACAAGATAACAACTATGCTGTAGTTGGTTCAAAATTAATTTACACAGGCTCATTAACAGCCGGTGACATTATTAATGTAAGCGACAATATATTCACTAACGTACAAACACTTACAACACAAAATACTCCACAAGTTGGCGTACAATTTGGTTTATCATTAGATACAACAACTTATGCTAGTGAAATTATTGTCGGCGCACCATTTGAATTAACACAACAGTTAGTAGAAGGTGCAGTATATAGATTTACTAATGGTGGCGGCAGTTATGGTCAAGTATATGGCACAACTCCTGTAGCTACAACAGCAGCACGTACATTGTTAATTAATGGTTTTGCAGTAACTATCCCATCTGGCGCTAACGCAACTATAGCAGCAAACACAATTAATGAAGCTAATATTATTAACGTACAGGCTCAAGCAACTGCAAACAACACATTAATCATTAGTTTAATTAATAATGCGCTAGCACAAATTAATGAAAAATTATTAGTTACAGCTTTAAATAAAGCCACATTCACTGAGTTAGGTATTACTCCTTATACTCAAACACAAACCGTTCTTTGCCCGCATACTGACGGTCCAACACAATTTGGTACAACTGTTAAATTTAATGAGTCTGGTTCATTTGTAGCTAGTGCACCAGTTGGTACACGATATGAAGATACTACATTTGACGTTGTAGAATATCCTGATAACGACACAATTTTTGACAATAATACTACACAATTTATTGACACATTCCCAAATGCTGGCGCAGTATATATGTTTGATTACTTGGGCGTGTATAATGAAACTGTTTATAACAGCGGTGCATATGTATATGCACAAAATGTAAACGCACCTAACTTAACATATGGCGCACAACCAAGATATGGTACAGCACTTGACTTTATAGACGACACAGTATTAATTGGTACTCCTAATATGAGTAACTATGATACTAACGCGGGTTCTTTTGAAGTCGGTACAACATATACAATTGTATTTGTTGGTACAACAGATTTTACATTAATTGGCGCAAAATCAAACACAGTGGGTGTAGTGTTTACCGCTACAGGTGCAGGTGCGGGTTCAGGCGTTGCAACTGATGGCAAACTACAAAGTTATGGTCAAGTAATTTCATACAGTAATTCAACAGGAATGCAAGACTGGTCTGTATATAGACAAACAGCTCCAATCGTTGACACTAGCCGTATTGGTTATATGCAAATTTTCAGCGCACAAACTAATAACACATTAGTAAACTTAGATTATTTTGATCCATTGCAAAACAAATTATTAGGCGCAGTAGCAGAAAACCTAGATGTAATTTCAAATACTGACCCTGCAAGTTATAACAATGGTAATGTAACACAACGTGCGTTAGTATGGGGCTCGGAACATCTTGGTAATTTATGGTTCGACATAACTAATGTTAAGTTTATTAACTATCACCAAGACGATGTAGTTTATAATAGTACATACTGGGGCGCAGTATTCCCAGGTAGTGATGTAGCAGTTTACTCATGGATTGCAAGCAATGTTCCACCTAGCAATTATCAAGGTCCAGGAACCCCATATGATACTACATTATATTCAGTAGAAGTAACATTGAATGCTTCACAAGCAGCAATACCTACTTACTACTTTTGGGTAAGAAATAGCAATATTATCTTTACACAACAAAATAAAACATTATCCGATACAGTATTAGAATCATATATTAGTAATCCAATTAATTCAGGTATTAGTTTTATTAGTCCTGTATTGCCTAATGTATTTTCAGTATATAATTCACAGGAATATTTAAATGGGACAGACAGTGTATTAAACATTGGCTATGCAACTGGCACAACCGATGATGAATATCATACTGAATACGCATTGATTAAAGAAAATTATGCTGAAGACTTCTTACCAGGATTGCCAACACTAAACAACATTAATCCAACATTGTTGTATCAACGTTTATTGTTTAGTTTAGCAGGAACTACAATTTCAAGTGATCCAACTGTTACAACACAGTTAGTTCCTAACCCATACTTACCAATTAGAGTACAATCAGGTATTGCAGCACGCCCAAGTCAAAGTTTCTTCTTAGATCGTTTCTTGGCATTGCAAAATTACCTGCAATATGCTAACACAGTAATGTTACAATATCCTATTACTGAAATCAGAGAAGGCGCAACTTATCTATTTGAAAGTGGTCCTTACTACAACACAGCAGATTATTGGACATATGTAAACTGGTGGGCTAGTGGTTATGACGATTCTATTAGATCATCAACAGTAGTACCTTACTATGCTGATTTGTCAACATTAAGCGTAGCACCGGGAACTATTGTAAAAGTACAAACTAACGGTGCTGGTAAATCTGAATGGTATATTTACGAAACAGGTAATATATGGACACGCATTGGCTTGCAAAATGGTACAATACAATTTAATTCAAGTTTATGGGACTATGCAAGTGCAGGATTTGGTTGGGGCAACAACTTCTATGATACAGCATCATATGATACCTATCCAAACGTTGAAACATATTGGATTGTTCGTGCATTAACTGAACAAATTTATACAAATGATTTATTGATTTACAGAAATCAAAGTTTAATATTGTTATTCCAATATATTCAAAGCGAATCAGTATCTTCACAAAATTACTTGACTTGGTTGAATAAAACATCTGTAGTAGACGTTTCACATAATATTAGAAACTTATTACCTATTGAAAATTATGAATCTGATAATCAAGACTTCTTATCTGGTTACTTACAAGAAGCATTACCTTATCACGTATTCATTAAAGAATTTACATATGTCTATACAGGCAATGAATTATGGCAAGGTAATGTAAGTGACTTTGACTTACCTGCACAATACAATACAACTATAGAAAAATTTGTTTCACCTCAATTAGTCTATAGCAATCCTGATAATGTTTACACATATTTACCATCTAGCCCAATATGGCAAGAACCCGAGTATAATCAATGGTTCAACAATTATGGTGTAAGTTTAACTGGTCAAAACGATTTCTTAATTAGTACAGTGGCAAGTTACATCAGTTTAGGTAGCAGTACTATTGTAGTAGCTAATGCTTCTGGCTTCCCATTAAATGGTGTAATTACTATTGGTACTGAACAAATTGCTTACTCAACAGTAAACCGTGCAACAAATACATTAAGTAATTTAATCAGAGGATACAACGGCACTACAATTAGCACACATTTAGCTAATGAAAAAATATATATTGATTTGCCTGCTGTATTGTTATTAAACGGCGGCAGAGGATATATTAATCCACCTAGAGTAATTGCTTACATAGACACTTCAATTTACCCAGCTCCTAGAACTCCTGCAGTATTAGAAGCTGTGATGAGTTTAGATACTGTAGTAGGTGTAAACGTAATTAATCCAGGTGAAGGTTATGCTGTTCTACCAGAAATTCTAATTGATTTTTCTGAACAAATCATATTTGCAAGTTCAAGTGTAAACGTATTATTGAACACAATTCAAATTTATGCTCCATTATTACAAACTGGTGACTTAGTAAAATACATTCAATCACTAGGCGGCACAGCAGTAGGTGGATTGGAAAATAATCAATGGTATTATGTAAATGTATTACAAAATGCCCCTGCTGTTATTGTGGCGCTTTATACTACTTACGCAGATGCAATTAACGACACTAACAGAGTGAAATTATACAATCAAGGTACTGGAAGTGACCATACATTAAACTCAGGTGCAAAAGCCTCTGCTATTTCTACCGCTGTTCCGGTAAGAGAAAACAATATCACATTAAAATTCGATAGAACCACTTATAATTCTCAAGTAACAGATTGGAAGGCAGATGCATTCTATGGCTCATTCTTTGCTGGCGACTTATTAAATGTACAACAAGTGTCAAGTTCTAATATATTATTACAAAGCACACAGCCTAATATTAATACTATATTTGCTAGTGCACATGGATGTTTATTTGAAATAGTTGATGTGGGCAACAAACAACAAGTTGAATGGTCATCACTTGTTCGTAATGTTGGACAAACTATTTCTGCTACAAACGCTATACGTTTAGTTCCTTATTCTAGTGATTTAACAAATGCGTCAGGTTCTACAATTGGTATGACAGTTGGTATGCCAATACAGTTTGCCGGTGCAGTTGGCGTAAGCGGATTGTCAGTTGGTGTTGTATATTATGTTGCTGAAGTATTAAGTTTAACCGACTTTACAATTTCTACAACCGTAAATGGTAGCGTATTAGATTTAGCAGATCAAGTGATAGTGTCATCAGGGTTAACATGTACTGTTGCACAAGTAGTCAATACAGCAACACTAACAGTAAACTATCCAGGAATAAGACAAGTTACAAGTACAACTGCTAATGTATTAACAAATACAGGATATTTCACAGTACCAACAAGCGTTGTAGGTACAGGTGGCACACAAGGCATGTATGTTGGTGTACCAGTATTCTTTACAGGCAATGTGTTTGGTGGAATAATACCAAACCAAACATATTATGTTAACACAATTTTAGACAATCAAAACTTTACATTATCATCAACTACAGAATTGCTGACACTTGAAGTAAAATCTACAAGTTCAAGTACTAATTATGTTACACTAGGTACTACAGTAGGATTGAAAGTAAATGATCCTATCGTTATAAACAATTTAACAATTAATGATGAATCAGTAACAAGTTTTGGTAACATTTTACCAAACGTCATTTACTATGTCAATGAAATAATTGATGGATTCAACATAACAATTTCAACTGATTATAACGGTAGTGTATTTGTGTTAGGTGATGTAACCGAAGCAGATGATACATACGCGACATTAATTAATCAATCTAATACTATACTATTAACTAGCGGCACTGGCAGTATGACAATGAACATCTCATTACCAGTAAGCCCAGGTCAAGTTAATGGACAATTATTTACATTATATGAAACATCATCACAATATCCTAATATTAGCAATGGAACCATTTCGAATCAATTAGCAGGAACAATTGGTGCTACAATTGGCTCATCATTGAATTATGTCGCTATTTCTTCAAGTTCGGGTACAACAAACTTCTATGTAAACATGCCATTACAAGTAGGTGCAAACATTGGTGGATTAACCACTGGCACAACATATTATGTAACCTCAATTGGTACTATATCTGTAATAGTTACCGCTACAGCATCAAGTACAAATCGTTTAACTACAAGTAGCACATCATCATTATTTGTCAATATGCCAATTGTGTTCACAGGAACATCTTTAGGTGGTATAAGTATTGGTCAAACATATTTTGTAAAATCAATTGTAGATTCTACACACTTTACTATTAGTGCAACAAAAGGCGGAGCTACATTTGTATTAACTACAGATAACGGATCAATGACTGGTACAGGCGAACCATACGTAACAGTATCAACATCTTCAGGTGGCAGTGCTGTATCATTAACAAGTGTATCAGGTCCTGTAACATTTGAACAAGTTCCTACATCTAGTGCTAGCTTTACAATGAGTTATTTGGCAGGTGGTTATAATGCAATTATAGTAAACAATGGTTCTGGATTTGCATTAACTAATACAATTACTATTAGTGGAACAGAAGTAGGCGGTCTAAGTCCTGCAAATGATGTAACTCTTACCGTCAATTCAATTGATAGCAATGGTGCAATATTAAGTGTTATTGTTTCAGGAACAACTCCTGCAGGCACACAACAACAATATTATCTAAGAGTTACTGGAACAAACACATTTGAAGTTTACAGTAACCCATTAATGACAGTTCCTGTAAGTGGGCTAGACTTTAACTATAAAGGATTTACAACTGGTACTGTAACTAATACAACTACTGGTTCTAATTTATTAACAATATCAAACGCATCAGATTTTGCTATTAACGATCCTGTAATCTTTACTGGCAACGTTCCAAGTAATATTCCAAACATTACAGCCGGTGTAACTTATTATGTATTGACAATTCCTTCTTCAACAACAATGACAATTAGTACGTCACTAGGAGGTTCAGCAGTTACATTACCTACTGAAGCTGTAAACTTTACAATAGCAACTTATGGATCATTTGCGTTCTTACCTGAACCATTCTACTTCAATCAAAGTATTGTAAGATTTAACAATCAGCTTTACATTTGTATTGTAAGTAACAATGACAGTGAATTTATATATGGTAAATGGCAATTATTAGATTCAAGTGACAATAGAATTAACGCATTAGATAGAATTGTTGGTTATTATCAACCAACTGTTGATATGCCAGGAATAAGTTATTATCAACAAACATCATTACAAACAAGTACACCTAGTATTGATTTATCACAATTAGTAAGTGGTATTACATATCCAAACAGCACATATCTTGGTAATCCATTCCAACCAAGTCAGCAATTACCAATTACTGTAGAATTACAAGATGAACCTTTCTACCCATCTGATATTAATTTAAATGGCGTAGTATACAACGGTCTAACTTATATCGCAACTGCAAACATTTCTACTGGCGCAGCAACTGTTACAAACTTAACAGATAACACATGGTTTGTTAAAGACTTAACTACATCACAATCTGGGTTAACTTCTATTAACTACAACAATGGTTTATACATAGTTACCTCAACCAACAGTGCAACTCCAATTCTAAGAAGTTTAGATGCAGTAACTTGGTCATCATTAGGTTATTACACAGCTAACAATACTACTTCATTGAATTTAGCAGGATTAGAGTTATATAATTCAACATATGGTAATGGGGTATATGTTGCTGTAGGTAGTAGTATTATTACAAGTATCGATGGTATTAACTGGAAAGAAACTTATACATTCTCAGGTACATTGACAAATATATTATATGGTGTAACATATGTTAATATCCCCGCGTTTAAAGGATTTGTAGCAGTAGGTCAAGGACAACGCTATGATGTATCAACAGGATTCAGAGAAATTGTAGCAACCGACATTATATTGATTAGTTATGACGGTACAAACTGGACACAAGTTAACCCATTCAGTAATTCATCGAATCAACCAACATCAATTACTTATAGTGGATTATATGGTGTAGATACGTCAGCATCTACAATTGT